AACTTGTCAAATTTACTAGACATAACTCAATCTCCATTAAAAGGTAGAACCATCAAACCCAAAGTTGTCTCCAATATCAATGAAGTCAGCATCTGCTTTGGTAATGCTATAAACAGCAGCACCTGAAGCGTGTATTTGTGCCTTTGTCTTATCTTGAGCTCTTCTGACAGTGAGTTTGTTGCCAGTTACTTTCTCAACAAACATTTCTTCCTGACCAACATAAATGTATGTTCCAGCGGTAACTTGAGTACCATCAGCAACATCAATCACTACCTCAGTAAGATCTATATCCTCACTAAGTTGTGTGATCTGTGAGTCATTGTAGTCCTGAACTGCTCTTGGTTCAACACGATAACTGACATCTCTAGTGTAAGTAGTTCCAGAAGCGCCTCTGGTTCCAGCAATATAACCAACTTGAACCTTCTTGACAATTTCTCCTGTAACATCTGAAACAGGACCATAAAGATAAGTCTTGGCAGTAAAATTAATTGTATAAACTAATGCCCTTCTTGTATCAAAATTACCTTCATAATCATCTTCCATTGAGATAGATTCAATTTGAACTGGAACATTTTGTGTCTCTGCCAGTTCACCTAAAAACTTAATAGGAAGAGTATATGCTGGTTGGAAATAAGGTAAAATTTGCTCCACAATTTGAAGCATATCATCATTCAACTTTGTCATAATTGACAATTCAAATGTCATATTGTATGGAACAGGCATATAGACCTTTTTGGTCTTTGTTCCATCATCAGTTACACCATAAAATGCTTGAGTTTGAGTTGCCTTTCTAGATGGATCATACTGAAGATTAGTAAACTCAAATGACATTCTTGGAAGAGTCATCTGAACTGGTTTGTTCAGGTCAGATTCTTGCTCCAGTCTTGCCAAAAACTTTTGAGTTGGTCCATAAGCGAGAGGAACTTTTATGACACTAAAAGTATCATCACTAGAGTCCTTGTGCTTAATTTCAATACCATTGAAGAGGGATCCAAATCCAATAATTACAGATCTGAAAATCTCATTATAGAAATACTCAAACATTTTTGTTACAGAATTATACTTCTATTTAGTTAAGGCATTCCAAAGGGGTTAGATTTGGAGAAGTTTATGATTGAGTCTGCCTCAAGTTCAATGGTGTCATTGTCAGCATAAGGTGTAACAAGATCATCATTGTTAACACCCTTGACAATATGGACAGCACCAGAGTCAGATCCAGTAATTGTTTCACCTGCAACAAAAGCACCATCTACAATAGAAATTTCAAGTGTATTGTTTGGTGCATCATATTCTTTAACTCTTGCAGTTGTTCCTGATGTTCCACCAGTAATAATTTCATTAAAGATAAATGATCCACTACTTGTTATAATACCTGCAATAGGTTCAGAGAAAGTGACATCAGGTGTGATAACATACTTAGCGCCAGAATCTGTAAGATATACTTGAGTTACATTTCCATTACTATTGATGGTAGTGATTCCAACTGCTTGAGTTACACCAGAAACTTCATCTGCATAGTTCTTTTCTGCTACTTCATTGGAAATAGTAACAGTTGGTGGGAATAGATATCCACCACCACCATATGTGACTGTGATTCCAGTTACAATTCCACAATTTTGGATACCAACTTCAATTGATGTGGTTGCTAATCCAACATTTGTAGATGTATTGTTTACTGTGATTTCATCTGTACCTAAACCAACAATAAATGTCTCAGGTGGGAAGGTGCGTATTCTTGCATAAGTGCTATCATACCCATATTGGACTCTCACCCTATCACCAACAATCATTCCTGATGTATTGATACCTGTAATTACAGTTGATCCAATACCAACAGTTCCTTCAGTTTTGATAGAATCATATCTTATTGTTGCTATTCCAGTTGCAGTAAACTGAGATCCACCACCACTAGGTGCAGCGATATACACAGTTGGAGCAGAGACATAACCATATCCACTATTTCCAACAGAAATACTTGTTACTGTTCCTGCAACAGAAACAGTAGCTGTGGCAGTTGCTGAAGTAGCACCTGTGTTTCCGCTGAAACTAATAGTTGGTCTAACAGTATATCCAGCACCAACAGTTGCTCCAGTACCAACACACCAAGGATCTGTTTGTGTGTTAAATCCAACAGCAGTCACAAATCCAGTGATTGGTGCAATAGTTGCAATACCAACTGCCACTTGAGTGACATCTGATCCTGTCCCTAATCCAATAAGTACATTTGGTGCAGTAGTATACGCTCTACCTGTTGTTGTGAAAGCTACTGTAGATGGATCAATACTTGAACCATCATCACCACCACCAATATCAATAGTGGCAGAAGCATAACTAAAACCTGGATGACTGAGAGAGACACTAGGAGCAGATGTGTAGAATTTGCCCTCTGTTGTAATAGCAATATTCTTAACAGTACCACCAGTAAGATGATATGTGTCTAAGAACGCTTCACCTCTTGCATTGTCACCAGATCCAGTTGGAGCATCAAATGTAACAGTAGGAGCAGTTCTGTAATATACACCACCTGTTGTTCCATATGGGAAAAGATACGCAGAAGCACCAATGCTAATTGGGGCAGCAATCACACTTACTCCAGCACCAACTAAAGATGGTATATCTAAAACAGCTGTTGCTGCTGCCCCAACGTGTCTAGGAGTGGAAATGCCAACAGTTGGTGCTGTAAGATAACCAGCACCACTGCTTGCAACTGAAATGTATTGAACTGACTTAGTTGTAACAATACCAGCTGTTGCTGCTGCCCCTGTTCCTCCACCACCTTGAATTGTAATTATGGGTGGAACTGTATAACCACAACCTGCATTTGTAATATTGATAGAAATAACTTTTCCAGTATCTTGACCATCACACCCAATGTAAGCATTTGACACAGATGCTATCCCAGTTGCTGTTACTCCACCTGCAGGTGCAGAGGAAAATGCTACTATTGGGGCAGATGTATAATTTACACCAGCATTTGTGATTGCAACTCTTTGGACTGATCCTGCTTCACACATATTAGCAGTTCCTGTGGCAATGGTAGAAATACCAACTGCCAGAAGAGTTAATGTTTGAATATATCCAATTTGTTCAATTTCATCATCAATTGTTTCAACACCAGTATCCAGAACTTCATCTTCATATCTGAAGAGTTCACATCTTAGTTGATAAACATAGTTTTTTTGGAGTTGATAGAATGGTTGCTCGTGCTCAACATACTTAATCTCAAAAAGACGATCACCAAGTGGAAAATAAACCAAATCACCTTCTTTTGGTCTAGTTGCCAACTCAATATTAGGAAGATTTTCAGTAAGAGGAGTTATATATGTTTCGTATCTTTCTTTTGAAACAATCAAAGTCAGATCATCATTATTTTGAATACCAAACTTAGATAGCAGTGTTCCTTGGCCACCATATCCATCATAGTTGTCAACATATGCTTCAATAGGATATGCACTGGTAAATTCAGATTGAATAACCTCTTTAATTACAGTATTTTTTTTGAGGTATCTTCTGGGAATATAATATATCTCTATGCCATACATCTTCAATTGTTCATTGACTAGGCTTTGAATTAAATTTTGTTCGCCTGAGCTACCGTTAAGAAAAAATGGATTGAGCATGACATCATCCTATCAAGTCTAAAGGTGGAAGTTCATATGTACTCATCATCTTTTGCTTGATTTCATCAAGTTCTCTCTGACCATCATCAAATATTGCTCTTCCATTAAACTCAATACCACCAGGGAGTTTGACACCTTGGAATTTGATAAGATTTTGACCCCATTGTCTCTTGATGAGTGCTGTCAAGTATGGTTTCAAGAATGAATCATTCCAAACTCTTGAGTAATCATTAGGATCCATTGCTCTCCAACAATCAATAATGATGAACTCCCCAACTCTCAGACTGGTCCAATCAATATCAAGATACATTCTATCTTGTCTTTGATTGAATCTGATTTGCTTGTGAGTATTGAGGAGAAAATTCATTGTCTCCAAGTAACTCATTGCCATTGTATATGAGAGAAGATCAGTGGAACCCCAGTAGTAAACATCATTCAAAAACATTTGATATTTAAGACTGAACATATTAGAGGTGCTCACTGATTGAGCATCATCATACTGGAAAATTTTATTAATACCAATAATAGATGGTGGAATCTGCAAATAGTTACTATTTTCATAGTAATTAAATGTAGTATTTGATCCACCTGGCAGATTTGCTGTTACAGAAGTTGTAGTAATGCCAGTATTTCCTGCTGAATTTGTAGGAGATCCAGGAGGACGTGCCTTACCTCTATCAACATCCTCTTGGGTGATTTGATATTTGAGATATACTTGTGCTACTCCATCAAAATGCCTTTCTTGAAAGAACTGAATAGCATCATCTACTAAATCTTGTATTTGCTCATCAGCGACATTGATCTCTAAGACAGGTGCTCCCAACTGCCTTAAGCAATAGTCAATTAATTCTTGTCGTGTAGAAGGTTGAGCCATTACACACTATCTTTTTTACTATTTAGAATGCCCCACCAATAACAAGTGCATTTCCTTCAATAATTCTGTAAGTGCTGGATCCAATACTTACATTCATATTATAGAAATATCTACCTGGATTTAAATCATCAGTTTGGGATTCTGTGAGAGATAATTTAAATTCACCACCTTTCACACTTGTGAATCCTACTGTAAATGTAGAAGCTATTGAAATACTGGATCCAACATCTGCAGATTTTTTCATTTTTGCAGTTCCACTATAACTAGTTAAATCAAAATCAGATCCATCATTATTTTTTACTTGGAATGTGGATCTGAAATCAGCACCTTTGTAAATTGTTAAATTGACTCCATACGCTATTCCAGCAGATGGATCAAATGTGATGGTATTATTGGCCATTTTGCTTTAAGAATGATTGGAGCATTGATTTGATATCATTTATATCATCAGAAAGATTATCAACCTTTTCTTGGAGTTGATCAACTCTCTCCTTTTCAGAGGAGAGTCTATTTCTGTTATTCATATATGCTTCAAATTGTGAATGATCTGTGTTGATGACTGCACGAGAGTTGGGATCTCTGTGCAGATCATCTTTTCCTTCAACTGGTAATAAATTCATTATGCTAAAGCAATGACTCTGAGGTTTCTGAATTGTGGAACAACTGACTGATTAGTTGATGTTCCAATCAGTTTGATTCTAAAATTATTAAATGGTTGAAGTTTATCAATAGTAAATGTGTACTCCTTGAACTGATTAATAGCAGGTTCTTGAGTATATTGATCAGATTTTCTGATCTCAATATCAGATGTTCCATTGCTTATAGTTGGATTAATAACATTTCCAAAGTTGTCAATGTTGTTATATCCTGGGAATGGTGTGAATTTTGTTTCATTGGCAGGAACATTCTGATTCAATGAATAGAACATTCTTATATCATTATAATTTGAAACATATCCATCAATATAAACTCTCAAAGATGATGCTGGGTTTTCTAAAGTAATCAGTTTCGTAATATACATCAAACTATTGGGATCATCTCCAATTCCACTAATTCTAGGATCATTTGCATAATCAACAATTGGTGCATTCACTCTATTGGAGACAAATACAACTGAAGAATGATCAAGATCAATTGTGGGTGACAGTCTTCTATCATATGTATTCATATTGAATGACATTGTGAATGACTTATTGCCTGGAAGAGATGTAAGATAAGCATCCTCATTTGTTTTGGATACCACCATTCTTTGTGAATCAAAGAAATTCTTTTCTCTAAGAGCAATTTCCTGATAACCTTGGTCAATGTATGAAACTTCAGTACCAGAAACACTTGTTTCAGAAACTGATCTTACAGAACCAAACAAGTTAGTTCCAGTAGGAGATGTGTTTCTAATATCAGGGATGATCAAACTATATGGAAGATTGTATGTTCCCTTTGCATTGATTCCACCACCAAGTTTAATCTCATTAAGGTATCTAGCACCAAAAGAAGTTGAAGTTGCACTCTTATCATTACCATTTTGAGACATATCAATCTTGACATGATAATAGTCAATACCAATTGGATCTTGAACAGTAGCATCAGAAAGAAGATGAGTCTTATTGATTCTTCTCAATGAAATACCAGAGAACTCATACTTATAAACCAAGTCATTTACAAGATGCTTGGCAGAAAGTGTATTGTCAACACCTCTACTTGTAATTCCAGTCAGTGTATTTGCATCAACTCCAGTATATTCAATAATTTCAGAACCAATTCTGATATATCCTGGATTGGTTGCTCCAACACCAACTCCTTCAAATACACCAAAGTTAGCAGTGCTGGCAACTGATATAACACCAGTTTCTGTTTGTTGATAATCTAATGTAAGAGCAGTAGCAGGAACATCTGTATCAATATTTTGGAGATTGACTCTATTGATTTCAGAATACATTCCATGATTTCTTTGGAAAATCTTGAGATGTAAACCATCACTGTTGACTCTGTAAGGAGTCACAGGGAATACACTTCCTCCAATACCAGCATTGATATCAGTTGCAATTCCTGAAGAGTCTGTATATTGAAGATAATTATTAACTCCAAAGGTTCCCTGTACATTGTCAAGAATTAATTCATTATAACCTGCAAGTGAAACAACAGAGAGTTGCATACCTGATCCAATCTCATCACTACCTATACTTACAGGTGTTAAGACATCACCAATTTGATATCCCTTGCCACCATTGTTTACAGTAGCAGCAATTGCAACTCCATTACTGATAGTGATGTCTGCTGTTCCATTGATGCCACTACCAGTGACAGAAGTCAAAGCAACACCAGTATGTGTAAAGTATCCATTAGTTGGTGTATATCCTGCTCCAACATTGGTAAGAGCAAGAGCACTGGTCATTGAACCAGCAAACCCTACCAAATCTCCAGATGCATCAGAGTTGACTTGAGTAATTACATTTCCAAGTGTGAGAGTGTTATCAGCAATAGTGGTTCCAATACCAACACTCAGGTTTCTAGGAACTGATGTAACACCGTTTCTACTAATTCTCTCAAGTGATGTTGGAAGCTGTGGATTGAAGAACTCAACATTACCAGACCCAACAAAGTCAGAACGATAAAGATTGAACTTCAGATCTTCATATTGGCTAGGAGTCCATATGGAAGCGTTTTGTGACTTGAATAGTGAACCAAGAATAGGTTGAGAAGTTACCAGAACCTGACCTGCTTCTGTTCCAAGACTAGTGATGTCTGCTTCACCAAGTCTAGAAATATAAACATTGTATTCAGTTGTATTTGATAAAATAACAAGAGCATACTCTGTATTGCCTCTCAAATAAACAGGTGCCTCAAAATTAAATGTAGTTACTGCAGTGGCATCATCTGAGATATTGACTTTATCTGGAGTGAGGTCTACTTCAGAGTATGCAAGGATTTTCTCATTAGGTGTGCCAAGTGTGGTTTCACGAATTTGAACAGTAACAGGAAGACTCTGTGCTTTAGTTCTAAAGAACAGATCAACTTTAGTTACAAATACGCCTGTCTCATCATCAACCTTAAATGTTTGAGCAAGTGGGTCACCACGCCTTGGTGGTGGTGGAGGAGGAGGAGGAGGCAAGAGATTGAAGTCTGAGAAAATATCAATTTGGAAATCATCAGATAACTGTCTTGTATCCTGGAAATCATCATTTGTAGTTACCCTAGCATTTCTAAGAGAAAGGGTAACTTCCTGTGTGTTGTCAATATCACCTTGAGAATAGAAGATCTCTTCTCCAGAAGTGGTGGTTGTTCCTCTGATAGTGCTATTAATTGGGCTGCTTGTCAGTCTGAAGATATTTCTACCTGTTTCAAACAATGGATTAGAAACATTAGCACTATCTGGAATAAAGTAAGAACCAATAATTGTTCCTACATTATCGCTGATAAGTCTAACACTTGTTACAACTGCTTCAGCGCCATTTGCACCTCTTAAAATCATCCCTTGCTGAATGTGTCCACTGAATTGTGGAAAATCTTCAGATTGAAGACTAAATGTGTCAACATTCAGAATAGTTGATGATTGAGTATATGCTCCAGAAACAGCATTTGATCTAGAATAAGGATTAGCAGTATAGATGTCAGTTGGTGCATCATATGGACCATACTTGTGATTAGTGGAAGCAACTCTAAATGTGATTGATGCATTAGAAAGTGCTGAAGTAAGTTCAGAACTCTCAGATGAATTCATAACACCTGTTACAGTTTCACCTACAACAAATGTTCCATTTGTCATTCTGATCTCAATCAGTTTAGGAACACTAAATCTAGTGATATCAACACCATCAAAGAATGAATAAAGTTGTGTAAATGGTTTGAACTTGGTTCCAGTAAACTGAACATTACGAGATCTCATAAAGTGTTGGATCTCTCTGTTGACAATTCTATCACCAAGAGACTCAGTGTTAATTACTTCATTGATTGTTTGCTGTATGCCAGTTCTGTTTTGTTCCAGTGAAATAGAACCATCAACAGTTGTAGACTCAACTGTGCTTCTGGTCATAGACAATCCACCAGTTCTTTGACCAGCATTGGTCAAAAGTTGATTAGCACTAATGCCTTGTCTTGTTGCTGCTGCAGCAATTGATTCAGTTCTATTGAATGTGGTGTTTGCATTGAGAGTAACACCAGTAGTTTCCCAAGAGTCCCAGAGGACTGGTGTAACACCAATTCTTGACCCATCAGCAGCATCAGTAATTTCAGCACCCAGTGCTTCAGCAATGCCCTGGAAAGACCCCTCAAGTGATACATTACGAACATCCATTCTATTAGTATCAATCCAGACATCAACAGTTGGTTCAAGTGCAATTGAACCCTGATAATAAGTTACAAGGAATGGTGTGACATTTTCAACTCTTGTGGAGAAAGGTTGAGATAACCAAGGAAGTTCACTGTAATCAAGAGTCAGCATTTGACCTGATCTCTTTATATTTGTTCCAGAGAGACCAGCAAATCTAGAATCACCATTAGCATTAGTTGTAGTTCCTACACCAGGAATTGCAGTGGTTCCTAACTGAAGGTTAAATGCTGTTGAATAATGAGAGGGTCTAAGGACCTTTCTCTTGATATCAATACTATTCTTAATGCCTACACTGGTATCTTGTGGTTGAGTTGATGTGAAGTTATCAACAAAAATTCCAGACTTAAATCTATTAAGTCCATTGATATCTGGGACAAAAGTATTCAGTGTTGACTGTTCAAGTAAATTGAGAGAAGTATAGTACTCAAGATTCTTAATTCTTTGCTCCAACTTTGAGATATCATTCATCTGATATCTCTTATGCTCAATAGTCTTGACTCTTGCATCTTCTACATTGTAGAGATATGGTGGCATAAAGACATTGGCAATATTGAGTGCTCCACTCTCTTCATCAGGAAGAGCAGGAATATCATCTGGAGCTCCATATTTGATATTGATTCCTCCATCTTTATTCAAATAAATTCTATCTGCTCTGGCAAGATAGTAATTATAATCAAGAGTTACTGATTCATCAGAGGCCATAACTCTGCTTGAGCTATGTTGACCACCATCAAAAGATCTTCCAGAAAACTCTAATGGAGAATTGCCACCATCAGTTACCGTGTAATTAGTGACTCTTGGTCTGCCATCAATAATATCTGTTACTCTTACTCCATTCATTGAAGCAATTTCTGTTGAGTAATTCAGATCATTATATGAATTGACAGTAGTGATATCACCTGTATCTGCACTATCATAATAAGCATTTGAGAAATATACAATCAGTTTCTTAGTTGGGACTGATCTGCCACCTCTTCTAAGAATTCTGCCATAATCATAGAAACTATCTCTTTGTCCATTGTAGAATAGATAATCTCCAGTCACATTCAGAGAACCAATATTTATATTTGATGCTGTTGCAGTAACTCCTGAATCAGAGAAAGTTAAAGTTTCATTATTTTCAAATACGCTATCATTTTGATAAACAAAACCAATAGCAGTGTCTGATTTTCTTGTGAGATAAATTGCTTTAGCTCCACTGATGGAACCAGTTATGGTTTCACCAATAATCATGTCATTGGTGGATGCTGAAGGACCGTTCATTGATGCAAGAGACATGAATGGTGATTCTGGATCAGCAGTGCTTGCTGACTCAAATACACCATAAACTCTAATTACATCAGGAACATTGAGTGAAATAGTTCCGTCCTGAACTCTTGTTCCAAATGGATAGTTTCCATATGTGAGTCCATCATTAAGAGTAGTTCCACCAATACCTGAAGCAGAGTCTTTTGACTTATCAATAATGATTCTATTTGCTACATTCTTTAACTTAGTTTTTGATGTAACATTTTGTTTACGAATGGTTGCAATCAAAGTGGAATCTGGATCAGCACCACTCAACCCATCAATGGTTAAAATTGTTGAATCAGAAGCAAAGTTAAACTTATCTGCTGTAAGGACTTCTGTAGTTCCATCAGAGTTGATTAAAGAGTATCTTTCCTCATCAAATGGAAGAAAGACTTCAGTGTTGGGATCACTTACATTGATTGCAGCAGTTGAACCATTGGCATCAATTGTAGTAGTAAACTTTTGTCTGAAAACAATATCAGAAGTGTTCAAATCTACTGACTGAACATTTTTTCTTGGAAGAATGCTGTATAGTGATTGATTATTGGAGAAATTGCCAGATCCAGTAGAATTTTGAAGTTTGGTGCTAATAATCTTTAAATCACTAGTAGTAAAATCAGCAGATGGAAGAGCACCGTCACAAACTCCAGTGACAGTATCAATTCCTACAATTTTCAAGGAAGATGTAGATACATCAGTGATTCTTGCAAATGAGAACTCATTGAAACCAGGTCTAGAATATCTTACAAGATTTCCTATGGTAGCAATACCTGTAAATGAATTACCACCCAAAGCAGGACTTGTAATTGTAGAAACACCTAAACTTTCTCCTGTTATTTGAGCAACATCAAAAGAGAAAGTGGGTGTTTGAATGGTATCAGCAGTAAATGTATTTGCAGATCCTACAATACCATAAACAGACTTAATATCATTTACTTCGTAGTTTTTGACATCAACAACATATCTGGCATTATCTAAAACACCGTTGAACTTCAATCTTTCTCCATTAACAAACTGACCCTGAACACTATAAGCAGTTAAGGCAGTTCCTGAAGAAACATTATATTTGAGGAAACCAGTTGCACCACTTGATTCTCCTTCAATTTGAAGAGGAGTGGTGAGGGTTGCTGCTACATTGATATCAATATCTTTATAAGTATCAAGATCAAATAGAGAGAGGTCCCACTGATTAATATTGGCATTAGTGTTGTTATAAGATCCAGACTCTAGTGAGAAATCATAAAGTCTTGCTTGACCAATTTCTTTACCAGGTGCAGTTGTTGAATTAACACCAACTCTTTGATTTCTAAGACTTATAGTATTTGAAGTATTGAATCCAATGATTGGAGATCCATATACTCTATTAACTTCAAGAGTTGGACCAAAACCAAAATTGATGCCTTGATTTTTTACTAATCTAGTTGTCCTTGGTTTTGCTACATCAACCAGTGAAGAAGATAATTTTTCTACTTCATATCCTCTAACATATGCTTTACCAGGAGATATCTTATAAACCATCAGGTCATTTGATGGAACCTGGCCCTGAGAAGTAATTTGACCAGGAAGATAAATTCCTCTATTCCCTTGTTGATTATTTAAACTTTCTCTTACAGATGTTACAAATTCTTTTACATAGTAATGTCCAGATTCATCAAATGTTCTCTTTGCTAATTCATCACCAAGGACATTATATTTGGTTGTATTAAGAATTTCTCTTAAAATACCATTTTGAACCTCAGCAAGTTGAACAAATCCCTGATCAGCATAATCATCAGGACTCTTTTTGCTCAAAGTTGCTGTAATTTTAAGCCTATCAGCACCAGGAGCAGTGTAGTTATTAAATCCTTGAGCATTATCATTGAGAGTTGGATCTGAGTCAGAAGAGACAATCTCTTCATTGACAGTAAGACCAATTCTATAACTAGAATTTGTTGAATATTGGTCAAGAATTAAAATTTGACTATCAACATTAACAAAATACCCTCTCAAATAATATACACCACTATTGAGAATGAATGCAGAACCTACCGCAGAAGCATCACTTGCAATAGTGTTGGCGAATCCTTCTCCTGAGGCAATAAATGTTGTTGCATATGAGATAGTCTCTTCAGTGACTAAAACCTCATTATCAAAGAAAGTTTCAGTAGAATTATCAGTCTCACTAGAATTCTCATAGTTGAGATAAAGTGTATATAAACCTCTGACAGATTGTTGATTTGTGATATATGTGACTACAGTTGCAGTTACTCCAGAATCTCTACCAGAAATTCTTTTACCTATTAATTGATCAAGATAAAGAGAAACTGGAATCCCCAGATATTCTGCTTGAATTTGAATACAGAAGAATCTATCGTTATAGGTCAACTGACCTGGAATAACTACAGAACCCTCTTTAAAAAGATTATCACCCATATCTTCAATTTGATTTTGAAGAATGGATTGAAGATTATTTAACTCTCTTGCCTGAATTGGATATGCAGGCTTGAATAATACTTGATGGTAGTTACTCTCTGGGTCAAAGTCGTCAAAATAAGGAGCAACGTTGAGGTTAGTTTCCTGTGGCATAATTCTTTAGAACTGCAAGATAATCTTTACGTCTTCTTTTTGTGATGACGACCTTGTAACAGATGGTCTGTTGTCAACATATATGATGTTTCCAGAATATTTTTTAGACTCTGGTTGGGCAACACCTTTAGTAAAGTCTTGACCAAGATTATATGTCCTATTATTTATTACTGTTGTTAGACCTGTAAAACTGGTATCAATACCAAGTGTGGCACTTCCTCCAATGATATCTAAACTTCCATTTGATGTAGGAGTAGCAGTAAATCTATACTCTTCAAAACCATATTTTGGACTTGCATTTTGCGTTCCATCAGAATTGAAACCACAGTTTGTTCTGTCCTGCCAATATTTTAAAACACCAGTGGTTTGATCATAAGAAACAACCCTACCAACAGCAGTAGAACCAAGTCCAACAGTTTGGGTGATATGAGTATCAGCAGTAAATGTTGCTGAACTATAACCAGCTCCAGTGAGTCTTAAAGCATATACAGCACTTGCCTTATCAGTGTTAAGAAGACTTGTAGAATTATAAGCTTGTGGATTTTCTACTAATCCTACTCTTGCAAACTGATTTCCTGTAATAAAATCAGGGTTTTCAGTGTCATTTTCAAATCTTGCATATGTTAGAACATTGTATGCGCCAAGTTCTTTGTAAATGTCAGAACCATGTCCGCCATTTGGTGGAATTATGACATTAAAAACTGGTTTTGTGGAACCTGTTGGTACACCACCAGCAGCAAGATCTACTGTTCCAAATGTATATCCAGATCCACCTTTAGAAATTGTAACTGACTCAACTTTAGAGTTTGTGTTAATTACAACTGTTGCCTCTGCTCCTGTCCCGTCGCCATCAATGGGAACTGCTGTGTATGTTCTGGCAGTTCCAAGTCCAACACCTCTGTTTCTGATAGTGACAATCTTTAACTGACCACTAGTTGAAGCATTCTGTCTGACAGCAGCATTGTCAGTGCTAGTGCTCCAGTCATTTGGGACAGGAATATAGTTAGTTGAGTCGAATTTAATTGCTTGACTTGGTTTGATAGTATAAAGATACTTCCAAACGTAACCATCACCACTAGAACCAGCAGCTCTTGGTTCTAAATCTGTGAATGTGGGTTCATCTAAAGAGGGACCTCCCTGGAAGTTGTTTTCAGGATTTGCATTATTGAATAAGCAAATATATACTCTGTAATCACTATTCATTACATAGTAATTTGCAGAATAGATATCAAAAGAACCTGA